GGGAGACCTTGTTGTAGGTAGTGCCACTAATGACTCTAGCGTTCTATCCGTAGGTAGTGCTAACCAAGTATTAACTGTAGATAGCAGTACTGCTACAGGACTTAAGTGGGCTACTGCTTCTAGTGGTGGCGGAATAACTTTATTATCTACAACTACATTAACAGGATCATCTGTAACTGTTAATTCAATTAGTGGATCTTATAATACTTTAAGAATTGAATTAAAAGACTTTAGAACTTCAATGGACGATAGAAGTATACTTCTAAGATTTAACGGAGATACTGGTAATAACTACAATGTATGTACAATTCATATGAACGTTGGAACTTTAACTGGTTCGGCTGGTACTGGCAGTAATTTATTTATAGCAAAAAGTAACATTTCAAGTACAGCAATAAATTTGGGACAGGCAAGAATTGATATTCCATTGTATGCAAGTACAAGTTATAATAAATTTGAGCAGCATTGGTATGGTTCAATAAATCCTGGCGGTACTCAAGCAGGTGCTGGTGCTGGTAGATATGCCTCAACGTCTGCAATAACAAGTATAACTATTTATCCAGATGCAGGAAATTTTGATGCAGGAACTATGTTAATTTACGGAGTGAACTAATGACTAAACCACAAGTAAAAATTGTTAACGCTGAAACTGGCGAAGAAATAATTAGAGATGCTAACGCTGAAGAGATAGCACAGATGGAAATAGATGCTACTAACGCAGCAGCAAGAAAAGCCGAAATTGAAACAAAGTCTGCTGCTAAAGCAGCCCTACTAGCACAACTAGGTATTACAGAAGAGCAAGCAAAACTTTTACTTTCTTAATTAAGGAGCACTGTGGCTGGTCGTGATATAACCGAGGGGTTGCCCGTAAATGTTGGTAACCCCGGTATTGCTGGTTTTTGGATAAACAACGCAGAAGACTTTGACGTTGCTATTGGTGGAGAGCCATTTATCCTAGCACCTACAGATACAAATCCATACCAAAGAGAGACTGCTCCTTATCGTAAAGATCAGTTTGATAACTCTAAGGAACCAGGTGAGCAATCACTTACTGGTTGGTGGATTCGTTCTCAGTCATCATTTCATGGTGGCACAGGTATTAAGTTTTATGATCCGACTTCAGGAGAGTCAACAGCCTATCGTTTTGCCGACTCTCAAGGTGTAGATGTTTGGACCAAGGGACAGGTATCTTTATTAAATGATGTCTTTGAAAATCATATTACTACTACTGCTATAGATAATTCAAACAATAAACCAGAACAACATCTTCGTTCTATTAGATATAATAATACTGATGGTGTATTACTTCATGATGGTTATGATATTGACAAACATTATCAACCTATTACAGCATCTATTTCCAATAAGGCACTTACATCTAACGTTGCAACTTTAACTACTTCAGCAAATCATTCATTTGTTGTAGGTATGGAAATCAATATAACTGGTGTAGATGCTACATTTAATGGTACTTATACAATTACAGCAGTAACATCTAATACTTTTAGTTATGCTAAAACTGCTACTAACGTAACATCTACTGCTGTATCTCCAGTTGGCACTGCTTCAAGCACCATTACCCACTTTGTTGATTATAATGCTGGTAGTGCAGAACCTGTATATGCTGTATGTGATGATGGAACATATGCTTACTGGGTAACTAACGCTGTTCAGGCTGGTGCTACTAAATTACATATGTTTAAAAAACCATTAACTGGTAATGCTTCTAATACAGCAGATGAAGTTCAAATGTTTTTTGCTACTGGAACTACGGTAGTAGACGCTTGTATGGAGTATGTAAAAGACCGTATTGTCCTTACTGTAAACAATAAAGTTTATGAAGTTGCCCCTAATGCTACTACTTTACCTACCCCTGTCTATACTAATCCAGTAACTACCTATGTTTACACAAGTATTACCTCATCAGGTCCTGCTATATATACCTCTGGACATAACGGTATTGTTTCAACTATTCAAAAATATACTTTAAATACCTCCTCAGGTGTTATGCCTACATTAACTCAGGCAATTGTAGCCGCTGAATTTCCACCAGGAGAAATAGTTTACAAGATCTATTACTATCTTGGTTATATGCTCATTGGAACTAATAAAGGTATAAGAGTTGCAGTTGTTAATGACCAAGATGGATCCATTAACTATGGACCACTTATTGTAGAAACATCACAGCCTTGCTATGACTTTGCTGCTCGTAACCGTTTCGTGTGGTGTGCTACAGGTGTTGGAACTTTAGATGCTGGTCTTATCCGTATTGATTTAAGTACTTCTATAGAGGGTGAATCATTAAGATTTGCTTATGCCAATGATCTTCAATATACCCAAGAGACAATTCATTTTACTACTGGTGTTGCTTTTTATGGAACTAGCAATACTCTAAGTTTTTGTACTGCTTATAATGGAACTAATGGACATGTTTATAGGGAACTTCCAGCAGTCTTAAGATCTAGTGGATATCTAATTACAGGTGCTATTCGTTATGGTACGTTAGAACCTAAGAATTATAAGTTTATTAGAGGTCGTGGAGTCTTTACCAATGGTGCTATGGATATAGCAACTGTTGACTCTAGTAATAACACCTATAATATTATTACATATAATGCTTCTATCGGTACACCTGAGGCTGCTACAAACAGCCCTGCAGGCCCTCAGGAGTTTATATCGTACAAGTTTACGCTCTCGCGTAGCGCAAGCAATACCAGTCTAGGCCCAATATTTAAGGGCTATCAAGCAAAATCTCTTCCAGCAACGAAGCGCCAAAGGTTGATTCAGTTCCCTGTTTGGTGTTATGACGTGGAAACCGATAGATATAATGTGCTAGTTGGATATGAAGGCCGTGCGTGGGAGCGTATCCAAGCACTAGAAGACATAGAGGCTGCTGGTGATATTATTAACGTACAAGACTTTACAACTGGAGAAAGGGTTCAAGCCTTGGTAGAAAAAGTATCATTTATTCGTAAGACACCACCTAGTGCTCGCTATGATGGCTTTGGTGGCTTGTTAACTATCACAGTTAGAACGGTCTTATAATGTCAGCGGTAGACTGGGCTGGATTTGCAGTAGCATTAACTACCCTTATTGGTAGTCTAGCAGTAAGTGTAAGACACCTTGTAAAGCACTATTTGTCCGAATTGCGCCCAAATGGGGGCTCAAGTGTAAAAGACCAGGTTAATCGACTGGAGCAAAAAGTAGATAGGCTGTATGATATACTGATTCAAAAATAATAGGGGGTGGGTATGACAGTAACAGTTTACACTTTGCCAGATTGCATTCAATGTGAGATGACAAAGAAATATTTAGATAAATATCATGTGCAGTTTAATACAGTAGATCTTAGTCAAGATGATAATGCTAAGAAAATTGTAGAAGAACTAGGTTACAAATCTGCACCAGTAGTTGTATATGACAAGTTTCATTGGTCAGGCTTTAGGCCAGATAAAATCAATGCCTTGCATCTACTGTTGTTAGAAAAGAATGTTGATAAGATAGGGAAACAAATTGGTTAACGTAGTTGATATTGCTAAGTCTCAGGTTGGATATACTGAGAAAGGCAAAAAAAATGATACTATGTATGGTAAGTGGTACGGATTAAATAATAATCCTTGGTGTGCTATGTTTGTATCATGGTGCTTTGACCAGGCAGGAATGGTATCTAAAATAACAGCACAGACGAAGAAGGGGTTTGCATCATGTGATGCAGGTCTCAAGTGGTTTACTAAGAAAAACAAACTCGTGTCTGTTGGTAAGGCACAGCCAGGTGATATAGTATTCTTCCAGTTCGATGATGACGCACAAGCCGACCATGTTGGAATATGCGCCAGCAACGACGGAAAGAAGTACCTTAAGGTCTATGAGGGTAATACCTCAAGTGGCAATAAAGGTAGCCAATCAAATGGAGATGGTGTGTATCTTAGGAAACGCCCCTACTCCCTAGTAATGGGCGTTGCACGCCCTTAAAGGATGGTTATGGAAAAATTAATTGCTAAATTGAAGAGCAAGAAAACTAAGGCTGCAGTTAAGTCTTATCTACGTGCTGTTTTAGCATCTGCAATCACAATGGGTCTAGCACTTGCTGCAGATCTTGCACCAGAATATGCGATTTTAATCGGCTCTATAGCAGCACCATTGGCTAAATGGGCTGATAAGACCGAAAAAGAGTATGGTGTCGGCTCCAACTAGATGCCTTAAATCGGGCTTTAAAGGCCGTTTTTAGACACGAAGTCCCCCCACCTAGGGTAATCCCTTAGGGAGGGGGGCTTTTTGTCATTATAAATACCTGTGTCGTTTCGTAAATAACAACTTTTTGGTGTATCATATATGTGCGGGAAACCGTGGGGCAGAAACTTCAAATGACGGGTGACGGCAAAAGCCTAACTTAGCCTCCCAACCACCATGATTTTTTATGGGGGGCGGGGGGGCATTTCTTAAATTCAGGGTTCAGGCAGTATGGTGTCGGTTTGCGAAAGCAAACTCTTGATATGATATAGTTATCCCATGAATAAATTACCTGAACATATATCTTATTCCGCTCTTGGAACTTATCAAGAGTGTGGATGGAAGTACAATCTAACTAAAATACAAGGCGTACCTGAGAAACATTCTGTTTGGTTTACAGGTGGGTCTGCTGTCCATAGGGCTACAGAGTATTTTGATTTGGAAAATCCTGAATTAAAATCAATTACTGATACTGAGTCTTTATGGAATCGTGCTTGGTATGAACAAGTCGAAGAAGATGAAAAAATAAATGGTGATATGAACACCTGGGAATTCCGTGGCCGTGAAGATATGTCATGGTGGTACGGTGAAGGCTTATGGATGCTTGATCGTTGGGTCTCGTTTCGATCAAGTGGGTGGAAAATCTATAAGGATTATGTAGAAAAACAGTATGAAGTACCTCTCGTAGATACTGTTGTCAAGATGGCCATTGACAGGGTGATGGTCGATTTTGAGGGCAACGTAGTCCTTTTAGATATCAAAACTGGTGCGTCATCTCAGAAGCATCCGCTTCAACTTGCAACTTATGCGTGGGCCTTACGCAAAATAGATGGCCTCGAAGTGGATAAGGCTGGCTTTTGGGATGCACGTACTGGTCATATTAGTACTTGGAATCTTGAACATCTCTCTACTAAACACGTAGAAAATATATACTCTGAATTTGATAGGGCTAGAAAGTCTGATATATTTCTACCTAATTTCAATAACTGTGGTAGGTGTGGTGTGTTATCATACTGTAAGTTTATGAATGGAAGATACGTAGAAAAGGAGAAAGACAATGGCTAATGCTAACTTCCAAGTTAGTAGCAAGTTGCCTGATGGTCGCATATTTGTGATCGCAGGTGATAATGCAGATGAGTTCAAGGGTAACTTGACTCAAATATTAGGAGACATCGGGGCAGAGAATCTGATATCTACTATGGCAACATCTATAGAGGGAGCACCTACTAGCATCGAACATGCAGTAAGCAACCTTGCAAGTGGTCTAGGTGCTAGACCTATTCAAACTTCTACTCCAAGTACTGGTCCTTCGGGTAGATCATGTAAGCATGGCGAAATGACCAAACGTACTGGTTCTGGTGCTAAGGGGCCTTGGAAGGCATTTATGTGTCCTTCACCAAAGGGAACACCAGATCAATGCGAACCAGTTTGGATTCGTAGAAACGATTCAGAATGGGGAACATTTTAATCAATGAGAACTTTAGCCCGTGCAGTAGGTAGCAGAGATATCGGTGGTGAACCATTACCAACCGTGTTCCGTACCTTTGACGTTAATAAAATTATTATCAGACGGGCAGAAGTATCTATGATTGCAGGCACTCCAGGGGCAGGTAAATCAACACTTGCCCTTGCGATTGCTTTAAGGACTAAAGTTCCTACACTTTATATAAGCGCAGATACTAATGCTCATACTATGGCTATGCGCCTACTATCAATGATTTCTGGTCAGTCTCAATCTGTGGCTGAACAGATGCTCATAGAAAATGTTGATGAATCGCGGAAAGTAATCAACGATAACTCAGGCCATATCTTCTGGTCATTTGAATCAGCACCTTCGCTGGTTGATTTAGACCTAGAAGTTTCTGCTTTTGAGGAACTATGGGGTTGTCCACCAACTCTTATCGTAGTTGATAACCTAATGGATATCGCTAACGATGGTGGTGAAGAGTTCGCAGGAATGCGTTCTACAATTAAAGAACTGAAATATCTTGCAAGAGATACTAATGCTGCAGTTCTTGTCCTTCATCATACGAAGGAATCTTATCCTGGCAATCCATGTCAGCCTAGATCAGCATTACAGGGAATGGTAGCACAATTACCAGCCTTGATATGTACAGTTGGAACTAATGCTCCTGGATATATTGCTATAGCGCCTGTTAAAAACAGATACGGTAAAGCAGATCCAACTGGAGATACTTCGTTCTGGCTACAATTTAATCCAGAAGTGATGGAAGTTTCCGATATTCCTGAAAGAATATGAGTGCAAAGGATATCTGGGAATTAAATCCAGATTACAAAGAAGCCATGGATATACGTGGTGAACCTACCAAGGTTTGTCCATGTGGTTCTTTTATTTGGAAACTACTCGTCGAATGGGATGACGATAGTAATACAATAAGTTCATACTTTATCGATATGGAGTGTGCTGTCTGTGGGACAAAGGCAACAGCCCCAACAGAGGAGAGACTATGAAAACAGACAACCTAAAATATATAGCAATGTGTTTTGTAGTTATAGGAGGCTTCTGGCCCCATAATGCAGTTGCTTCTATGTTTTCAATAACACCTATAAAACCTATCTGTGCTGAGATTAATTTTACAATTAGTCAAAGCAAGAAGTTTGCTAAGAAGTATGCTCAAATGAGAATAAAGCAAATAGGTTGGAATGACAGAGAGTGGAAATCATTACTCATTCTTTGGAATAGAGAATCTCGCTGGGATTACACAGCAGATAACCCAAAGTCATCAGCGTATGGCATACCCCAAATGCTTAATATGCCTGAGGATACACCCCTAACTAAGCAAGTTGATTTAGGGTTAAAATACATCAAAAAGCGGTATAAAACGCCTACTTTGGCGCTTAACCATCATAACAGAAAAGGCTGGTATTAACATAATATGATACGTCTTCGTGTACGCAATCCTTTTTATTTATTACCTAAAAAACATAATTTAATTCAAGTCCTTTGTTACCATTGTGGTAATGGATTTTTAATAGCGTATAAACATATACGAGTTAATAATTATTGTTCAGGATGTAGATGAGTTCATACGGAAAGCGTAAAGGTTCTACTTTTGAAACCTCAGTCGTTAAATGGTTACGTTCTAAAAAAGTAATAGCAGAAAGACTGACAAAAGCCGGGGCTAAAGACGAAGGCGACATTGTTGTCATGGCCAATGGTAAAACTTATATTCTAGAACTTAAGGCAACTAAAGCACTCAAGTTGCCTGAGTTCTGGGGCGAAGCGGTAATAGAAGCACAGAATTATGCAAATGCAAGGTCGCTTCCAAATATACCACCATCTTATGTTATAATTAAGCGTAGGATGATGGGAATAGACAAGGCATGGGTGGTGGAAGATTTTGAACAGTGGATCAAGAAAGTCACAACGTGCAAATGTCCTACCGATTAAGGATATATTAGAACATTATGGAGCACGAGTACCTGAACGAAGTGGTTGGTCATCAATCAGATGTCCATTCCACGATGACACACACAAGTCAGCAACAGTCAGTATTAGAGAAAATGTATTTTGTTGTTTCGCCTGCCAAATTAAGGGAGACACTTATAGAATTATTATGGACAGGGAAGGATTAAAGTTTCATGAAGCAATCAAGTTTGCAGAGAGAATCACTGGGAAGAGCAGCAAAGTATTACGCAGCAGCAATACACGAAGCGGAGGATTACCTCGCAGAACGGGGAATTACTCTGGAAGTAGCGAAGAAAGTGGGATTGGGCGTCGTGCTCGATCCAGTTACGGGGCATGAACAATATGAAAACAGGTTATCTATTCCGTACATCACACGTACGGGGGTGGTTGACATCAGGTTCAGATCAATGGACGCGCAAGAACCGAAGTATCTTGGGTTGGCTGGTGCAAACACACACCTCTTCAATACGAGGGCTTTTTTCAAAGCGTCGTCATACATTTGTATGTGTGAAGGTGAGATTGACACGATTACGTTGGATTATGTTTGTGGTTTACCTTCAGTGGGGGTCCCAGGGGTGAATAACTGGAAAAAACATTACACTAAACTATTATCAGACTTTGATAAAGTATTTATGTTTGCTGATGGAGATCAGGCCGGTCATGATTTTTCTAAATCATTAACTCGTGAATTAGGTAACGTAGTTACAGTCCAAATGCCAGAAGGAGAAGATGTAAATTCTATGTATCTAAAACATGGTATTGATTATTTTAAGAGTAAGGTGGCTAACTCACAATGAGTATATTGATTCCATCTGATAAAGGTTTTGAGTGTTTAGATTGTGATTTTGTAACTGAAGATATATTTATATTTTTAGATCATTGTGATATCTCATTTACTTGGGGTATGAGATTATCTAATAGATACACTTTAGATCTGTATTCTATATTGAATGAACTAAATAATAGATTGCAAAAGGGAGAGACAGAACCTGCTATTGACTTAATTCAAAGTGTAACTTTGGCTTTGACTAACGCTTCTGAAGGAGAAAGAAACTTTCATAGGTTTATTCATGAGGCTATTACATCAGAGTTAGCAACAGATATGGTACGTAGCATAGAGGAGATGCTAAAGAACAATGAAAAACCAAATAAAACTGAATGATATACCTGGCCCATCTGACTTTGAGATTGGGGTATGGGAAACAGTAGAGGAACTTGTATCCTTATTGCTTTCTAAACATAAAGATTACGGCCCAAAGAATATAGCAAATGCTCCTGGCGGTGCTATAAATGGACTAAGAGTTCGGATACATGACAAAACTGCACGTATAAATAACTTATACGACAGTATTAGAGACATGGCACCTGAGCATGAATCCTTTGAGGATTCGTTCAAAGACCTAGCAAACTATGCGATAATCGCATTGTTAGTACTGAGAGGAAAATGGGATAAATGATAAGATATATATTAGGTAAACCATTTGAGTGGTTAATGCGCCTATTCTATAATATACATCTTGCTATAGATCAAAACTCAGATTGGTACTGTTTAAATCAAGAAGAGTTAGATGGTATATGTGATGAGTTTATAAGAGACGACAGAAATGTCTTAAACTTATTTAACATAAGGGATGGTTCTATTGACTATGATCGTGAGTGTGATTGTATATGAAAATATTTGGACCTTACAAAGGTAGTAAACAAAATGGTGGTCGTCCTATCTACGTAATTAAACGTAAGAAAAAGGATGGAACTACTGAAACTACATCTACCAACAAAGCCCGTCATGATTACAAAAAGGCTACTGGTAAGAAATTAAGACGTGACCAAGAGGTTGACCATAAAGATAATGGTGGACGTGCTGGTAGAGATGGAATATCTAACCTACGGGTTCTATCTAAAAAGAAAAATGTAGGACTAGAGAATAAGAGACGAGCAAAGAAAAAATGAGTAAAGCAATCGTCGTGATCTCAGATTTACAGTCCCCGTTCCACGATGTAGATGCAGTCAATGCCGTAAAGAAATTTATCTATGCCTATCAACCTGATTCTGTAGTATCGGTAGGAGATGAAATAGATTTTCAAGGTATCAGTCGTTGGGCAAAAGGCACTGAACTTGAGTGGGAAAGATCTATGGGTAGAGATAGAGATATTACAGTTAAATTATTAGAAACTCTAACTGTTGATACTATTGTACGTAGCAACCATTCAGATAGGTTGTTTAACAAGATACGTTCATCTGCGCCTGGGTTTTTAGGATTACCAGAATTAGAGATTGAAAAGTTTCTAAAGTTAGATGAACTTGGAATTAATTATTATCATGGACCTGTAGAGATAGCGCCAGGTTGGCTTCTCATGCACGGTGATGAAGGTAATGTTCAACCAACAGCAGGGGCTACAGCCCTTGGACTTGCCAAACGTTCAGGCATGTCAGTCGTCTGTGGACACACTCATAGAATGGGATTGGCTCATTACACACAGGCTTGGGCTAATGGTTCACATACTCTATGGGGTATGGAAGTTGGACATCTCATGAATGTTAAGCACGCTAAATACATCAAAGCAGGATTATTTACTTGGCAACAAGGGTTCGGCATCTTGCATGTGGATGGGAAAAACGTAACTCCACAAATCGTACCTATCATCAAAAATAGTTTTACAGTTGAGGGTAAAACGTGGCGGTGGTAAAAAGATTTATCGAAGAATATGATGGAGTTGTTGGCTCTATAGCATACGAATTTACACGTAAGTATCGTATGGTAGATGTTGATGACCTTCGTCAAGAGTTATGGTTATGGTTTTTGACTCACCCAAATAAAATAAAACACTGGCATAGTCAATACGACAGCAAGCAATCTACGAAACTCGTAGCGCGATCTTTGCGTAATGCCGCTAAAGATTACTGTCAAAAAGAAAAGGCTAAGGTAGTAGGTTTCCGTGTAGAGGATAACTATTATTATGATAAAAACATGTTAGAAACGCTTATTCCTGCTGTTTTAACGGGCAATAGGGATACCTCTAACATGAGTGATTTGAGTATGATTAACGCCAAGAAATTGGCTTCTGAGGGCAATAACTGGCCAGCAATTTGCTCTGATATTGAGAAAGCAATTTCTAAGTTAAGCAAGGAACAGCGAAGTATAATAATCTTGCGTTACGCAAGTGGGCTTGAGTTAGGTGCGATAGCATCTGAATTATCTATTACTCAAGATGCTGTACGCATGAGAATAAACAGAGCACTCAAAAGCATGTTAAATTATCTGGGTGGAAATTACCCACGCAAAGAACGTGATTACACGGAGGAGGAAATGAATGACTCAAGTAACGACGGAAACGATAACGAAGACGTTTCAGACGATACAGACGCAACTGAAGAATGATGAGTGGGTTAAGTCGCAAGACGTTGATTTAATCGAGTCATTACGCACGATAACTGAGGTCATAGAGGCTTTATCGCAACAGATATTTATATTTATAGATTGCTTTGAGCAATATTCCAAAATGTTAGAAAATACTATACGTGTGCCAGCCTTTAGTGTTCCGTCTAACAGCGAGGTATAAACTAGCCCAACACAAACTTTGCGACACGTGGCTCACGCGTGGCGCTTGTGTGTACGTGTGATGTGTAGCAAAAAATCAAGGCATTAAAAAACCCCCGCGAAATCCGCGGGGGTCTTTTTGCGTGTGGCTAAGCAGATACCACTTGCTTTATCTCAGCACTCTCAACCGAGAATATATCTTTCAACCTATCTTGCAATAGGTTCTGTACATTACACACACTCTCAAAGTGTATGCCTTCGTGTGCAGTAAGGTTCACACGTAGCAGGTATTGCTCGTTCATTAGTCTATCCTTTCCACTTGTAGTACACGCTTGACTTCAGCGTCATCTAGGGTTTCTACTATCCACTCGTTTTCTGTCTGTGGTTCTGTGGCTAACTCTATAGCCACGTGTACGTCATCAGCCCTGATGTATTTGTATAAATCTACCATACACCTAGCCCTTATACGATATACGTGCAAATCATCACTCATAGTGCTAATCCTAACACACTAGCGACAATGGCAAGGGTAGCGAAAGAAATCCATGCCATTACACGTAATTGTTCCCACACAGTTTCTCGTGTGAACTCGTCATCATAGTTCATCTTGGTACTCGCTTTCTATCGGAACTATGCCTATCTGTAGCAAGGCGTCTATATCAACGTATGCGCTAGGTAATTCCTCAATTACCATGCCACGCTTACGCTGTAATTCAGCACGCCCATATTGGTCTAAGTTAGCCCATATACCCTCTAAGTCCTTGAACTGTAGCGAGTACTCTAAGCATTCCTCGTATGCGTCGCAATTCATACACACACTCCTAGCCCGTAGGTGATTAGGTCTGAGAGATACCTTCACACGTTCCGATACACTTCTGAGTGTAGCGCCTGAATAATCGGGAAACCAATCATCAGGTTGCGTATCGCTTGCACACAAGGCTTTATTTTTGAACTTAGGGAAGTTCATAACATACCGCCTTTCATTAGGAATACACGGAAAGTGCATTCGGGTTTATCTCCCACACATGGCGCTAATCTCTCAGCGCCACATGATACACATGGATACTCGTAGGGATTATCCATGTCGAACTTGTCTTTAGGCAAGGGAGAGAACCTAAAGTTAGTTTTTTTCGTACGTATCGAGTACGTTGCTTTCACACGTATCGGGCCGTCAATTTCCCAACCCTCTTCCATGTAAAAATACTCGCCAGCATTGAGCATGATAGTCGTAGTCTGATTACCAGCACGAGTAGTTTTCCACTCGAGAGTATCCCACTCATACATTTTCTTGCGTAGCGTAGGTGTGTTCACCGCTTACTCCTATCCTTGCCATGCCACACGTGTAGCAATAGTTTCGTTCCACGTTGAAGTCGTGTATCGGAACCCATATAGGTACGTCACACTTCCAACAACGTGTGTCCACGCACTTACTTGTTCGCATCAGACAACTCCTTTTCGTGTCCGAACTGTCCAGCCTTTTCTCGGTATTCCTGTGCCTTGAGTAGCCACATAGTACCGATTTCCATATCTTTATCCTGTACACACTTGAGATAGTGCTTGTAGCACATCTCTGCCATGTACACGTATGCCTTTGCAGGTGGTCTGTTCACTATGCGTTTCATTGCATCTCCCATGCTGTTTCGTAGTGTGTGTCTGCAACTGATTTCGTAGGCTTGTAGCACAAGCAGTTATCCGAGAACATATCGCACCATTGGCAGGTCAGACACATAGGGCAAATTGCCTCATTGTTCAACCTGTCCTCGTCTATGAACGCATGACAAGACGTGCAAGGATATAATCCTTCACTCTCCTCAGCATACGCAGTATGAGTGTAGGGTGGATAAAAACTCCCATAACTTTGCGTGGCTGTCCACCGATTGTACCCGTAATCAGCGTTGCAACTCGTGTTAGACCACCACACTTTACTCTCGTCCTCTGAGCCTTTGTCTGAGTGTAGTAAATACATCTGATACTCGGCACGTGGGTCTACTGTAAGTACACACAACTTGGAACCTGACGTGTATTCCTCTATCATGTTGTACATGTGTGGATTATCTAACGCTACAACACCGCCCATTTTCGCAAGTATATCCTCTGTGAATATACGTGTATCTGAACGTGTGTCGCCAGCAGGTATATCTATGGGTAATACGCCATTGTGCGCTAGCACAGTTTTATCATCTACCACGTAAAACGGGTGGCAGTTGTCCAGATTAACTGAGCCATGTGTGGCGTATCTTGCGTGCCATAACGCATAGTCGTTAGGGTACTTGGCACGCAGGTCTAGGAAGCGGTTGATAGCGTCATCAGGGTTAAGCGTATGCTCGACAATGATACGTTGCTCGCTTGATACGACAATGGCGAAGCCAAAGCCGTCAGGGTTATTTATCGCGGAATAAGTTAATTTATCCCGTGAAGGTAGTACGTTAGGCGGAATTACGCACAACATACACATTATTCGTCCTCGCTTTCGTTGGTGTTTACGTACTGTGGTATCCTCACATTTTCTAGCGCTCTTAACGCTACTTGTGTGAAGTTAGGATATTTCTCTTGGTTGTCCATAACGTATGCTATGAAACGTACCCAAGACAGTTGCTTAGCCTTTGGATTTATTTTCATGGAACGTGTGTACTCAATGGCTGAGTGAACGAACTCAACAGCCGATAAGACACGCTCTTTGTTGAGCGAACCACGAAACACTCGTATCTCGATAGTGTGGTCATTCGTGACGTTTACAGCCTCACGTCTATCAGCAGTTGAACCATACTTAACTTTGCGTACGAGTTTGCCTTTGTCCATGAAACTAGCGTAGTCGGTACTTCTACCTGCTATCGCTTGTACGTGTGATTGATTATCGTAGATAAGTTTTTGGAAACGTAATTCGTGTGCCTCATCACGCTTACCAAAATTGCGAAACGCTGTTCGAGATACGTGTACATGTAATCCACATGTACTTGTATCCCATGAACGGAAGCCGTTTACTCGTAAGAGCCTCAAGAAATCCCACTCACTCTTTTGCCATGCGTCAAGTGAGTGTGGGTGAGATACTATCTCGAAGCCATTATCGAGTGAAGCGTCATGCTTGTAGTAGAAACGATTATCTAACTTGTGCGTGAGTTTTTCAGCCATAGCCTCACAGCCGTAATCCTGTGTGTCCTCGACTTCTAACTCAATGCCAAAGTAGTACACGTCTTGCCCGTAAAACTTAGGGGCAGGTCGGTGTCCATAACTTTGGATATACGCATTAGGTTCGTAGTAGCACTCGTGGTCTTCATCTGAGTACCTATCAGAGCCACACTCGCTACACTCGAAACTTTCTTGATAACAACTGTTGCAGTACGAAGCGTTGCGATACTCGCAATAGTAAATACTCGAGAAGTACTCTGCGCATGAGTAGCACTGAGTAGCATCATCATTGTCTATCGCTGTATCCAAACACATTTCGCAAATAGGGTGTCCTTCATAAAACGCACAATTACCGCGTGAAGTTACCATTTGCTTTTCGCACTCATAACAAGTTGCTAGGCACCTTGTATGTACGTTTACAGTATCTCCGTCTGACCTCAAGATAACGCTAGAAGTCACATACGGACTATCAGGGTGTATGCGGTGGTCGCTTGGTTCAAGTATGATTTCATTACAACCAGCGCAATTTATACGTGTGGTTTGCTGTGCAGGAAACTCGTTGTGTGGCAGGTACCTATCATACGAGATAAGCCAGCGATTTTCCCTAATTCCGCTTAACTGTGGGATTAGGTTAAATAGCGAATGTTGCACACATCTCTTGCAAAGACACTCGAACACGTAAGAGTATCCGAATAACTCGCCAAGATACCCACAATTACACGAACCATAGCCTTGTGGCTCTATCACAATATCACGCATGATAGACTTGGCGTTTTCAGGCAGGTTAAACCACCACTCTTGTTGTTCGAGTGTTTGGTGGTACGTGCTAAATGTACCCTCAGGGGGTACCTGTGTGGTAGGCATGATTACTTCCTTCCTTTCACGTATTGTTCGACTTGCTCTGCTGTGTACCATTGAGCGTGATTTTCACCACGCTTGATGAACCATATACCTATGCTCATCATGGTATTTCCGTATGCTGTGAGTAATTTACTCATGGCTTACTTCTTGCCTGTGCTTAACTCACGGATTTGACGTGTGAGCCTAGCGTTTTGTAGTGCGGTGGTGGTGATTAGCGTGATACTTAGCGACAACGCGATAATTATCGCTATGCCGTCTGTTATCTTGATATACATGTTTTTCCTCTCGTAAGGGAAACTCCCTACGAGAAGAAATGAGATAACCACCCGTAGAGAGTTTCTTGATAGCCAATTTGACTACCAAAACCAACTATACCACAGCCTAAAATCGGCTCAAAAAAGGCTCAAAGAAAGAAAGAAACCTGTGCGTATGTAATGAAAATAAAAATCAAATCGGTTCACAAACGAGTCGTAGGTGTGTGCAGGTGTGTACGTGACAGCGATGTATGTTCTGTGCGTGCGTGCGAGAAGACGCCTGTACGTACGTGTGACAGCGATGTATGTAGCACGTATGCGCTCTGGTGTACACGGAAAATCGGGCAATTCGGACATGAGCGCATAGCGGAATTGGAATAATCACCAACACAAACCCCAAAAGGGAAAGGGAT